CAAAATAAACTTTGACCCACGATATGCGTATGCTTTAGATGATTTAGACTCATCAGAAGCGTATACTCGTAGATTGGAAGAATATAGAGTTTGGTTTACTGGAGATAAAAGATTATTAAGAAGACTGTATCGAGATAACATTAAAAAAGATAGCCATAATTACTTTTGGTATAAAGCGCCCACAACGGCTAGGCTACTACATTCCGGTATTCCAGGTTTGATTTCAACAAAGATGGCTACTATTCTTTTTGGTGGTGGTTATACAGCGGAAGTTGTAGTTTATGACGAGAACGATAAAAAAGATGAAGCAAAAGCAAAACAAGTTCAAGACTTGTTAGATAGCCTTATAGTTGATCTAGACATTAACGAAAGACTAGAAAACGCAGCAGAGAATGAGTCTTGGGGTGGCGGTGTCTTTATGAAGTTTAGTCATAAAGTTTCACTGTCTAACTATCCAATTTTAGAAGTTGCTAACGTTACTAAAGCAGAAGCAATAATCGAGCGTGGCATTTTAACAGGTGTCATTTTTAAATATTGGTACGAACAGAAGAAAAAGCAGTATAGACTCGACGAAATATATGCAACTAATGATGACGGCGATGCTATTATTCGCTACGAACTGTATGAACTACAATCTAATAGCGAAGAAAAAATTGTCCCGCTTGAAACTATAGATGAGGGGTATGAACTTAAATACGATACCGACGGAACTCAAAAACTTAATGATAATGACGAGTTCGTTTATAAAGGTATTAAAGGAATGCTGGCGTTTTATAAACCTAACAAAACTCCATCGCATGAATTTATGGATACTTATTATGGGGCTTCTGACTATGAGGGTGCGTTAGATAGTTTTGACGCACTCGATGAAGCATACTCAGAGTTAATACAAGAGTTAAGAGATAATAAAACAATTAGATATATTCCGGAAAACATGATACCTACTGTTTCGGTTGAGTTGTCAGATGGAAGAATTATTCAAGAGCCAATACTACCCGATGATTTTGTAACTAACTATGTTAAACTCGCTGGAGATGACGACCAAAACACTAAAAACCAAATTACAGTCCAAATGATAAACGACAAAACCGAAGATCATTTGAAGAAGTGGAGAGTAGCATTAACTAATGCTATTAATAAAGCGGGTTTAAGCCCAGTAGCTCTAGGCATAACTGGACTAGAAGCAATCGATGCATCAGCGGAGAGCCAGCAAGAACGCAATAAAGCAACTCTAGAAACAAGAGCAAAGAAGTTAAAAATATGGACTCCATTCTTAAAAGATATGTTTATGAAACTTCTAGAGCTTAATAGTTGGATGCAAAAAAACACAAACGCTAATCAAGACGCATTTGCTAAGATAGATTTAAACTTTGATAACTTAGACGTTAATGTTACTTTTGGAGATTATATCATCACCAAACAAGAGGATAAGATTACAACTTGGGGTGGTGCTAGAAGCTCTGGAGTTGCATCTATCGAAACCGTAATTGATAAAATCCATGATGATTGGACTGAAATCCAAAAGCTAGAAGAAGTGCAAAGAATTAAATTCGAGCAAAATATTAATATGGATTCTCCTACCACATTACAAATGGAAAATCTTTTAAATCCACCAGCTGAAGAAGAGCCTAAATTAGGTGAAGATAATGGCACAGGAGATTAAGAGTCCTAAACAAAACGCAGCACAAAAGGAAATCATAGCAGTGCAGAATGCAACAACTAAAATCAAAGAGATAATAGTTGCTGACGTTGATGCTAATGTTAACAAAGATGAAACAACTAAAAAGATTGCTAAAATCATTGATGAGTTAAAGAAAGATATAACTGATCCCATTTTATTGAAAGAAAGTAGACAGTCAATAGCATTGTCTACTCAACGCTGGTATTACGAGTATTCACAAAATGTTAAGATTTTAAGGGTTGCAACAACTCAAAACATTAACTATGCTATAGCAAGATATAAGACACCGCAATTAGCAGTTATGAGTAAGACATATAATATTGACCTGCAATCGTTCAAAGATGAGTTATCTGGTACTAAGTCAAACAACGAGTTCAAGACAGTTGTGGACAAGTTTAGGCCGTTTATTGATGATGCTACAAAGGGCTTACCGATAATTAATGACTACGATAGACTTGTAAAAGGGCAAGTAAAAGTATTAGCATCTAACCCGCCAATATCAAACAGAGTCGATAAAGATGGGAAACCTTATAAAGTTAATTTACGTAATAGAGCTGAAATGTTTGTTAGATATCAAGCCAACCTCGAGGACTTGCAAAGGCTAGTTAATGAGGGGGTAGATTATGCTTGGATATCAACACATGCCGATGCTTCTCCTCGTTGCAGTAAATATCAAGGCAAATTATACTCACTCAATAATGAGAGTGGCGTTGTTGATGGCAATAGATATTCTCCTATCAAAGAGGCTTTAAAAGGGCAAAAGGGAGATGGCAACGGTTGTATAAGCGGTTATAACTGCAGACATAGATTAATTGCTTATACTCCTAAAAGTAAACCACCTAATGATTTTTCAAAAAGAGAAATGCAAAAGGCTTATGAAGTAGACCAAAAGCAGAGGAACTACGAGAATAGAATTAGGCAACTTAAAACTGAGGAACGATTAATGCGGGCTGGTGGAGATACCGAAACCGCTAAAAAGTTAAGACTCCAGTGGCGACGATTAAATAAGGATTATGAAATATATAGTCTTGATAATGGTAGAGCTTATTACAATTGGCGGACTATTATTAGAGATGACGAAGTTAATAGTTAGAAAGGAAACATATGACAATAATTAAATATACCAACGATGAGATTATAGCGATAGGCCATAGCGGATATGCTAAACCATTACATGACATTGTTTGTGCTGGGGTATCTACAGCCTTTAAAATGTCAGTTGGAGTTATGACGGAACTGAATATAAAGTTCAAGTTTGAAAGTAAAGCGGAAACTGGTTTTATTGGCATTCAAATTGATAGCGAAAGCATTAGCGATGCAAAGCCAGTTACAAATGTTTTAATCAATGCTTTAAAAAGCATATCAAAAGAATATCCTAAAAATCTACAAGTTTATAGAACGGTTTAAATTAAGAGAGGCATTGCTTCTCTTTTTATATGCGACTAAATTCTAACCACGAATGAGGTTGCACCAAATATATTTGGTCTCTGATAACCATATATCAGTTTTAAAAACCACTTCTAGTTGGCGATACCAACAGAAAAAATCAAGGAGGAATTATGGAGTTTTTAAAAAATTTACTGTCTGACAAGACATACACAGACTTAGTTGCAAAACTAGGGGAAGATTTAGTGAAGCAAATCAACGAGAAATCAAAAGATTTCAAAATCGATATTGCGGAAGAAAAGTTAATACCAAAAACAAAGTTTGATGAAATTAACACTCAACTTAAGGATTCTAAAACGCAAATAACAGAACGTGATAAGCAACTAGAAACTTTAAAAGAGGGTGCGAAAGGCAACGAGGAATTAACTAAGCAAATAGAAGATTTAAAAACAGCAAATGAGAATGCGAACAAAGAGTATCAAGAGAAACTTTTAGCACGTGAAAAAGAATTTGAAACTGAAACTCTTATTGCTTCATCAGGGGCAAAAAACGTTAAAGCTGTTAGAGCTTTGCTAGACCCAGAAAAAGATGCTAAAGAACAAATCGAAGCTTTAAAGAAAAGCGATGATTATTTATTTGTTATCGACAAATCAAAAGACGGAGCAGGCAAAGCACCGGGATCTAAAAAGAAACAAACTTCTTCAATCTCAGAAGAACAACTTGCTAAATTTAGAGGCGTCCGTTAAACAAGAAAGGGAAAATTATGTATAAAAAATTATCAATTATGGATGTAATTAACATCCAATTTTTCGCAAGCGACCTAGAAGCCGCTTATAAATATATCACTGAGCCAGCAGTATTAGAGTCAACATTAATGTATAACTCTATTACAAATGACCTAGTTGATGATAGTGCTGTTTTTGACGGTGTTAAATACGTTAAGTATCAACACATCGAATTCGGAGCATTGACTCCTGGAACATATTCGTATGCAAATGGTTATACCGCTATGGACGTTCACACCACTTGGAAGCAAATGGAATTAACACAAGATATCGGAAACAGTATCAGAATTGAAAAAATCGAAGATGAAGAAGCGATGGGTAATGGTATTGTCCGTTTTGCCAATCGCTATCATAAGCGTATTTTTGGACCAGCGGTTGATAGATATCGTCTAAAGAAATTGGCTGAAACAACTAATACATTTACTAAGTTATTAACTTTAACAAAAACAAATATTGTTGAAGAAATCTTACATGCTGAATCTCGTTTGAATGATGCACGAATTGATACTTCGTCTTTAATTCTTTATACGCGATCAAATATTAAAACAATCGCTAAAGTCGCTGCATTGGCACAAGGCTATTGGAATATTGGGCACTGGAATGGTAATTT